AATTGTGATTTTACTTGTGTCTTTAAATATTTTTTTACAGCAGGTCTGCCGAGTGCTAACCTTGACGATCCTCGTATAGTGTTCCATTGAAACTTCAATCGTGTAGTATCGTCCATCTTTTTGTTTGATGCGTATGTCATCAATCTATCTAACAATCTAATGCGTAATAGGTATGGTAGATAATGCATGTTTAAACCTAAGAAATACTCTGATTGTATTTCAAAAGGAAACACCAAAGGGAATCTATCAAAGTATGGTAATGTATCAGCACCTTTGGCTTCATATTGAAACATATACATCCTGCCAGGAAGTAATCGTGTAGAACGACCTGCTTGTTTCATTATTGCCTTTGGCTGAGGTCGCAGTTGACGCAACCTTACAACTTCTTTATTAAACCATCCTCTGCTTTTCTTAGCAATGTCTGGGTCAGTTGCTGCCTTATCGAAAAAAGTTTGTGTTGGTGTTTTAGCCACTTATCTTTCCTAGTCGTTGAAGCATAAGTTTGTTTGCTTCATGTAGTTTTTCTATTGCTTCTTTTGACTGACCACGATATGGTACAGCCATAAACTCTTTAATCATTTGAGCATTGATAGACTTACCATCTATCCATACATCGCCAAGTATTCTACCGAACTTACCAGTCTCGTAATCCTTGTATGTTTTGATTGAAAGATTCTTACCTTTTTTTAATGCTTCAGTCAAATATTTCTTAGCTAAAAGACCTCGGATCTTTTCTTCTTTATTTCTTGTTCTTGATTCGGGTGTATCGATACCAAACATTCTCACTCTAGACTTATACATTATATCAAATCCTATATCAATAATAACATCAATGGTATCACCATCGACTATCTTTGTGACTTTATGTATTCTGTATGAAAAATCAGTTGGATCTCCCAGTTTTGGTTGGGGCATAATATCTCCTTTTTATTCTACTATTTAGTCTTTTTATCTAGACCAGTCTTCCATGTAAGACCTAATTCATCTTCAGTCAATATAATGAACTTTTGACCACGATCTAATGCGTATTGTTCTGCTGCTTTCCACTTGGCTGCATTTACAGTATATGCTTTTGACTCAGCCAAATACTTTTTTGTCCTTCTTCCAGTAAATTTAGGAGGTGAGCATTGTACTTTTGGTTTTATTTCAACTAAATAGGTGTGTATCTGGTCATGTTTATTTTTGACTTTTATTGTAAAGTCTATAAAGTATCGATGCAATCGGTTATCTACTGGCGATCTATAAGGCACAACTGTTTCTTCAGATCTCCATTTTAACACATGATTAGATCTATCGCACCAAGAAGCGAAACGAGTTTCCCAACTAGAACGCATAATAATGTTCGTTGGGTTTCCTTCGTACTTCTCGGGATTTAATGGGGTGTATTTTCTTTTGTGAAACATAACTAAATATATCCTATACAACTACTATTTAGGGGTCAAATATACATGTCATCAGCAAGGGGTGCATCATTAAAAAACGCTGGGTCGGTCACGCACTCACATCACAGTTCCACATCATCAACAACTACTACTCGTACAAGTCAAGCAGTAGTATCTGATGAGGATCTAAATGATGCAGTAGAAGAAACGAATAAGAGTCCTTCTTATGCAGTCACGCACTTATCATATCCAGAAGATATACTAAATGTCCCAGATTATGGTGGCAATTATGTTATGTTCTTTATTAATGAAAGGCAAGAATCTAAGATAGCACAAGACACATCAAGAGTACTTGAGGATGTAGATCCAGGTGTTGGTCGTGCTATTAATGGTGCTGGCTTCAGTAATTTTGCTGCCATAGGAAGTAGTTTCCTAACAGGAGCAGGTGCTGGTGCTTTACTTGGTGGATTATTTTCAGGTGCTGCTGGTGGGATTTCAAAAGGTGCTGCTTCACTTGGAGCAGCAGGTGCTGTATCAACAGGAGCATTAGGAAACTTTGACAGTTTAAATCCTTCAGCACTCGGTAAGAAGTTTTCCAAACCACTAAAAAGAATGAAGCATGCTATCGCTTTACACATGCCTAACAACTTTGCTATTCGTTCTGGTGCTCAGTATGAAGAAGCAGAAACATTTATGACTCAAGCATTTATGCAAGGTGCTGATGTACTTGCTGCAGGTGCAACTGACTTGGTAAAAAACTTGTCAAGTAAAAAACCTGCATCAGAATCTATAGCAGGTCTAGTAAATGATTTAACAGCAGGATCTGCTGGTGTTGCTCAAGCAGCAGCATTACAAAATATTCCAGGAAGTGAAGCAATACAAGCCATGGCAGGTGTTGCTCCTAACCCGAAAAAAGAACAAATATTCAAGAACATGGACTTTCGTACCTTTCAGTATGACTACCAGTTCTTCCCTCGCTCTGGCGAAGAGTCAAACAATATACGAAATATTGTAAACACATTCAAATATCACATGCATCCTGAGTTTAAAGATGATGATGGTTTCTTATACCTATATCCAGGAGAGTTTGAGATATTCTACTATATTGGTGACTCTATAAACCCATATATACACAAACATACATCAGCTGTATTAAAAGAAGTGAATGTAAACTATACACCACAGGGTCAGTTTACTTCGTTCGATAATGGAGCTCCTACACAAATTAACATGACATTATCCTTTCAAGAACTATCTATCCTTACTAAAGGGCATCTTGGGGCGATGGGTGAAACTCCTCCAAAAGAGCAAACCCCAGCAGATGGTGTTGAACCAGATATGAGTCAATAATGGCTGATACATATTTTAAAAAATTCAACGAGATATACTACATTACACGAGAAGGTAATGAAGAGAAGCTCAAAGTACTTACTGATATCACAACCAATGTAAGACTTAGGAAACAAATACTACAAAACATAACTGCTTATGAGTTTTATGACATAAAGCAGTATGAAACAATCGAAAACTTAGCTGAGAGACTTTATGGGGATCCTAATTTACACTGGATCCTTATGCTCATCAATAATCGCTATGACTATGTAAATGACTTCCCACTGGAGCATGATGCTCTAACTGCTATGATAACTGCTAACTATGCATCGCCTGATACTGTCAAATGGTATAAGAAAGATGGGTTGGTAGTTGATTCTTCAGTAGCAGGGTCGATTGGTCAAACACATCGTGAATATGAGATGGAAAGAAACGAAGCCAAGAGGAGAATAAAGATCGTCACTCCCACACTAGCTATGCAGATAGTGCGTGAGTTTAAAAAAATGGAAATATAGATTATGGCACAGGCAGGAGTCGCATTCGCTGGTGATGTAACAATTAATGCAATTGAGTTAGTCGCTGGTGGTTCAAAAATAGATATAAGAGAGCAGGTTCTAAGTATTGAGCTGTTCGAAGATATCTTTTCCCCATTCATCACAGGTAAAGTAGCAATTACTGATTCGCAAGATCTAATCAATCGTATGCCACTTATCGGTCAAGAACTGATACAGATAGATATACAAACACCTGAGATGGATAAAAGTAAATTCAAAGGTACATTCTACATATTCAAACTGACTGAGAGAATAAGTCTTGGTGATACTGAGACTGGGTATGTGCTTCACTTCATTAACAGTGATGCCGTGAAAGATAGAAACAACAGTATCGATGCTGCCAAAAAAGGTTTCTGTAGCAATATCATACAGGACTTGGTAGCTGAAGATGCACAAGGATTAAAGAGTACGAAGCAACTGAACATGACACCGACTGTAAATGGTACTCGCTTTATATGTAATGGTTGGTCGCCGACAAGAGCCATCGATTTCGTCACGGAACGAGCAATAAATAAAGAAGGACACGCTGACTATATCTTCTTTGAAAATAGAGATGGCTATAACTTCCTTGGCTTATCAGAACTGTACAATGGACCAGTGATACAAGAATTTATTGAAGATAACCAGTCACCTGATGGGTCAGATGCGGATGAGTCTTACAAAAGAATCAGTAAGATGTTTATGCATGAAGGATTTAATTTCTTTGAACGACTTCGACAGGGTGTGTTTATCAACAAACTGAGAAACTATGATATGACAACCAAAACCTATACCAAATCCAATTACAGCAGTTTGGCTCAGTTTAAAGAACGCAGTCATCTAAACAAATATCCACTGAGTACTCCTGATGTTATCGCCAACGAAAATGCATCCAGCTTTCAACTACTCACTCATGAGAATATGCATAAAGGTTTCGGTGATACATCGGTAGAGCGTTCACTCCTACAAAGAACATCAGCCATCGCCAATACTCGTGCTTTCGTACTGAATATCGAGGTTCCAGGCAGAATGGACTATACAGCTGGTCGAGTGGTGAATTTATCTACATTTAGAAAAGAAGCCACGGATAAGGATACTGATATGCTTGACCCCATGTTCTCAGGGAATTATCTCATTGGCAGTATCGGTCATGAAATCACTTCCAAAGCTCATACCTGCTCGATGGAGATCTTTAAAGACAGTATGCTAGTTGACCTAGCAAAACTGCGGGAGAGTGCTTAAAATGGCTAAAATGAGTCTTTATACAGGTGTTGTAGAGAATAGAAACGATCCTCTCAAGCTGGGTCGAGTCAAAGTAAGAGTCCACGGAGTCCATAATACCGATATTGCTATACTGCCTACTGAAGATTTGCCGTGGGCGATCGTTATCCAGCCTACTTCCAGTGCTGGTATCTCTGGGGTCGGCTATAATCCTGGACTGGTTATCGGAAGTATTGTAGCAGTTTGTTTCACGGATCCAGATGAGCAAATGCCGATTGTACTCGGGAGTGTTCCTGGAGTACCGCAAGATCCAGTCGAAAAAGAGGGTCTCTCATATAAAAAGAACAGTAAAGCACTCGACTTCCTCAACAATATCACGGAGGGCGAAGATGGGGAACTCGTAGAGAGCTCGGCACCCGAAGGTTCTAGCAATAGCGAAACCACACTCGAAGAAGCTCGTCCAGTCACGGCACATAAGGTCTCAGAAGAGGGACTCGAAGAGGTTAAGAAGAATTATCCATTTAGTTCAGCTCCATATAAAGACTCAGATGGCAAGTTTACTATCGGTCATGGACAACAGACATGGAAAGGCAGTCCAGTCACATTAACTTATCCAGGAGCAGTATCTGCAACTGAAGCTGCATCTGAGCTCGAAAGACATATCAACGCACCCAGCGAACTCAAAGGATTACTCGCAAAGAATATTCGTAAGCCAGTCACAAGCAGTATGTATGACGCATTAGCTTCATTCGCACATAATCTCACTCCTGAACAACTACGAACAGCTTCTCCCATAGCACAATTAAACAGTGGTAAATTCGAATCTGCAGCCAATTTATTGGCAAATTATAGTAAAAAATCGGGAGATTTAACTGGTATTTTGAACACTCGACGAGCATCGGAAGCGACTAGTTTTCTTTCAAAAGGCATACCAACTAATCTCGGTATCAATAAGCTGAGTGACACCGCACTAAGTGTAGGTGATGCGAATATCGACGGCAGTGTGTTTACAGGCAAAGCTGGAAACCTTTTGCAGTATAAGGGTTTCGGACTGGCTACGCAAAAATACAGTTATCCCAAATATACTAATGAGAGTGACTTGAGTCGGCTGGTAAGAGCTGAAGAACTGGATAAGACCTCCGTGTATGTGAAGGAAGCGTCGCGATTTGTGGGGGTTCAAAAAGCAGTGTCTGCGTTGTTGTCTTCATCTGATGAAACAAATTCAAGCAGAGAGACTTGGGACACGACTGATGTGCCATATAATGCTGAGTATCCTTACAACAAGGTGCTACAATCAGAGACAGGTCACAGCATAGAACTCGACGATACTCCAGAAGCTGAGCGACTTTCGTTGTTCTCTGCTCCAGGATCCTTTCTTGAATACGACCATAATGGGACACTCGTCGACCATGTGGTTGGCGATCGCTATATGCAGTCATCTAGGAATCTATACAGTATAGTGTCTGGAAACGAGACGCAGTATATAGGAGGGGATGCTAACCTGTATGTCAAGGCTGGCAGTACTGTCAATATCGAAGGCGAATGTAATGTGATAGTCAACAATAATGTAAACTTGACTATTGCGGGAAATTATAGTACCATAGTAAAAGGCAATTACAATCTCGATGTGGTGGGAGACAAGTTTGAGCGAGTGGCTGGCAACAGCGATATCGAAATCAATGGCAACGAGACCTTTAATGTAAATGGCTCAGGCATACACATTCGCAGAGGGTCGTATAGCGAGCACTTTGGAGGAAACTTCAGTCGCTGTGTCGATGGAACCACTGGCTACTACCTAACTGGGACTGCGGATTACTACTTTGGAGCTGGTCTGGTGGAGCAAATCACTGGACAGAGGTCTTCGTACAGTAGTGGGAACACACATATTGATGGTGCACAAGTTCGATTTAACGATCCGAAGAATATTGCATCAGAACAACTACCCAAAACCCTACCTGAGACACCTCCTTTACCAGAGACACCAATAGAACTACTCACTCCAGAGATCCCTGCATTGCCAGAGCTCGAGGTAAACAGTCGCAGTGCAAGATATACCAATAACTTCGAGTCTCTGGACGAAGGCGATGGTACAGCCTATCGAACTATATTAATCAATAGAGGTATATACCGAGAAGAAAATCTAGACTTAGGCGAGGTGTCAGCTACTGCAACGCCAACTGTCAACCCTACTGCCAGCAAGTACATATACACCGACAAGATTATCGACAACATGCAGGAGTTCCCCACTGAGCTCCAACTGTCGTCTCGCTTCCAGCTATCAGCTTTCACCAAGGGTGGAGTGCGAGTGCTAAGGCGAGGTCGTATCAGCAAGCAACAGATAGTGAAGAATCTCAAGGCATTGGCAGAAGCAGTGTGTGAGCCCACCTATACACTGTATCCCAACATGCAGATACTGGCTGGGTATAGGAATAGAGATGACATCGAGGACAGTAGCAACAAGAACTTGCATTATCTAGGACAAGCAGTTGATATAAGATTTGATGGCTACACTCGAGAAGAAACCTACAACGCAGCACAAGAGTTAGTGTCGAATCTGCCACATGGCTTCGATACACTGGTACTTAACTACAATGGCAAGAAGTCATGTTGGATACATTTATCATTTAGACTTACAGGAAACAGAGAAGCCATCGCAACATATAGAGACCACATCAAGATGGGCGACAATCTACAATACATACCAGAGAATGGCAGTGTGTCTGAGTCGAGTGGCTCGTCTCGCTTGGGTGCATCAACCGAAGACATAATCAGATGACCCCTATTATATTGACAGCACGAGACATCGATCGAAAAGAGTCGGCTTTATTCGGCTGCATATTTTTTAGAGCTGGAAGTCGCAACACTGGGAGTCGCACATGCCAATAAGTCAACCACACAACAAAAGAATATCCACATCAGTCAACTGGAAACACATACTGATATGTGGACTGCCAGGATCTGGCAAGACAACGCTGGCATCAGAGCTGGCATATTACTTTAAAGTACCACACTATAATGCTGACACACTTCGAGAGTATTATATGGACTGGGACTTTAGTTATGAAGGACGCATTACTCAGGCAAGTAGAATGGCTCGTATGCCTTTTGGTATATTGGATTTTGTTTGTCCTACAAATGCTCTGCGAGGAGTGGTCAATGCGGACTATGTTATATGGATGAATACAAAGGAGTCTTCGAAGTACGAGGACACAAATAAACTGTGGCAGGATCCAGCCACTTACGATATTGAGGTATTACAATGGATAGAGCAAAACCAACTACGCAACTCCTTGGCAGGTTTCAACCCTGGCATGATGGGCATACAGAGTTATTTAAACGAGCACTTTCCAAAACTGGTCAAGTCGTAATATTATTACGAGAGTCTGATGGGACTGAGAGTAATCCTTTAGGAATTAAGGATAGGATCGCTCGACTACGAGGAGCACTTAGTTTGGCTGGGTATAAGTATGGTCGAGAATACGAGGTCATACCTGTGCCGAATATAGTACATATTACTTATGGTCGAGATGTAGGTTATAAGATCGAGGAAGAAGTATTAGACGCAGAGACGCAGGCAATTAGTGCAACTAAAATACGAGAACAATGGAGTAAGATATGAGCGAGTTTAGATTGAGCACCTTTAATAAGGTTAAGAGTCACTGGGCAAATCAACTAGGCAAGCCAGGAGATGTAAGTACAGAGGATATGGAAAAGTTGATTGCTTTTTGGGAATCTGCTGATTATACGAAGGAGGGTAATCAATATCATAAGGAATGCCCAGAAAGTTATCGAGATGAATTTGTTGCTTGGCTACGAGAGGAATATTTATGAGAGGTCGCTTTGAAGTTATTACAGCTGAGAATCCGAAAGAGGTTAAGATCTTTGCGGAC